CAGAAGTGCAAGAGGGTCAAACCTCTGACTAGTCTTTTGCATTAAGGTTCTTCCTTAATACAAGATTATTCTAGCTGCAGAGGGTTCCTTTTGATTCACCTTAAGAGTGTAATCAAGAGCCCACTGCCATTTCAGACACAGGCCACCATTGCATCGTCTAGATGTTGGTGTCAAAAGGAGATCTTGCTGAACCTTCCCGGTTGAGACTTAAAGACATCTAACTTGTTCTTTCAAAACTGAGAGAACCACGTTTTCGAGCTTTCATTATCAAACGAAGGAGCTTAAAGGAATCATCCATAACTAACTTTCTCTCAGGAGAAAGTTTAAAGAAATGGAATTCCCTAAGCAACTGTTCGAGAGAATCGACAAAGTCAACTAACTCTTCAAAAGAGAGAGTGTCTAAATCGACCATCTTGACCTTATCTAGAAATCTAGTACCAGGTCAAAACAGTAATTGCAGCTCAATTTCAGTGAATTTCGGAGCAGTAAGCCCGGGACCTATCAGATCTGATAATTCTCTAAAACTATTCTTACGAGCGAACTCTAAAGAATCGTAAAGAGAAACTACCTTGTCTTCTAGGTACCCCCGAGCAGCTGCCTGATTTAAACTAAATAAGCGGCCCAGTTTCTCGTGCTCAAGTTTGGGAGTTGGTAGATCCTTATTAAGGGCTACCAATCCAACTAAATGCTCAAGAAAACTGATTCTCACATTTGCTATGATCCGACCTCCTATAAAACGAACAGGATTCTTAATATCAACTAAGAAATCACTGAATGTTTTAAATGACATTAAACCTTTATTAATTTGCAACCCTGCAAAACTAATAAGGGAATAAGCATAAGAAGGAACCGGACCTCACTGAGGACCAACAATAGCCTTAAAAGCTCTTAACGGAGATTTTACATGGCGGCGGGACACAATATCCGCTGCTATGCAAGATCTTCCAATAAGCGAGTCGAAAGAACGGAACATCCGTCAAGAAAATGCTGAAACTTCAGTATTTCCTATGGATACCCGTTTCGCAAACTCTATTACTGGTCTCTCAGGAGCGAGCAAGGATTTTGACTTGTTACACTTAACATCCAAACCACCTTCCATTAAAAGAATATAATGGTCGGCGACTTGTTTGTCAAAGATGACAATATCATCTCCAAGCACTTCATAATTCTC